AAAATTTCAGGATTGAATATTGGAATAATAGCTTGCATTCCTATTATAGAAGAGTACAAGATAAAAAATAAAAGAAATATATCAAAAAGTAAAGATAGTTCTAAATCAAAAGAAAGACTTTTGAAAATGAAAAAAGAAATGCTTATTGAATTGTTTAGAAATATTGAAGATGCTAAAAAAAATAAAAGAGAATATAAATTTTCAGATTCAGATAAAGAGTTTATAGATAAATCTATTGATGAAGGTTTAATAATTTCGCAAAATAAAGATATGAGGTTGAATTTCTAATGGAATACGAATATAACAATAAAGATTTGAGATTTCTATTATGGCTTAAGAAAAATATTGTAGAGTCTCATAAAAAGTGTAAAGGAGTAGGATACGATTTTATAAATGGAAAAGTAGAATGTTGCGATTGTATGAAAATATTTAATTATCTTAAAGAACTTTACAAATCAAATATTCCAGCTGATTATTGGGATCTTGATTTGAAATCTCTTAAGGTAGATATCACATATAAAAAAATAATTGAAGAGTTCGTATTAAATATAGATAATGCAGTTTTAAATGGTCTAGGATTAATTTTAATGGGAGAACAAAGAGGTATAGGGAAAACTTCGTTAGCATGTGAAGTTGCAAAATCAGCAGTAATAAAAAGATATTCTGTCTACTATCAAATAGCGCAAAGTATAGTAGACGATAAATTTAGTGAAGATAAAAATATTATTCAAAGAATAAAAAATTCTGATATGATAATAATTGACGAATTAGATAAAGTCGTTATGAGAGAAAATAGCAATATACCCAAGCAAATAGAAAATCTTTTAAGAGAACTTCTTCCAAACAAAAAGTCTATTGTTATGGCGACAAATATGTCTGGAGAAGAAGAGCTTGAAGAAAAATTTAAAATTCTATCATTGATAAAAAGATATATAAAAATAGTTCCAATGACAGGTACAGATTACAGTGATAATTTACAAGAAAAGTGGATGGATAGACTTAAAAGAGACAAATCGAATTATTTTTCAGAAAACATATTAAGAAATGCTTCAATTTTTCATGAAAAAACAATTATTGCTAATGAAAAAGAATTCGATCAATTATTTTAGGAGGCTTGACGATGGACGATGCTTTTGAAGCTGAAATTGACAATACAATTGAAAAAAAATTTAGGGATTTAAAGTTAGAAATACAAGTAATATCGTATGCATTAAGAAAAGACTATAATATCGTTTTTTCTTTTACAAAAGAATATTTTACAATAGAGCCTTTCAAAGTAATTTTTGAAATAATAAAAAAAAATAGAATGACTTTTTCTAAAGATATAATTTATAAGTTTATTAAAAATGTTGTCGATGAGAATAGAAGAGATATTTACAAGACATATATAATAAAAATATATGATGAAGATATATCTCAAGTAAATAGACATTCAGTCGAAGTTTTAATAAGTAAATTAAAAGAGCTTCAAGAAGCAAGAAATATTATAAATGGAGTGAGAAAAGTAATTACAGATATAGATAAATTTTCAGTAGAAAAAGCAAAAAGGATATTACATCGAAGTATATATAGTGATTATTCTAAAAATACTAGATATTCAGGAGATTTTTTAGAAGATTTTGAAGAAAGAAAGCAATTGATAGTTGATAGAAAAGAAAATCCTAAAATGCTGGTCGGAGTTCCAACAGGAATAAAAGAATTTGATGAGCTATCTGGTGGCATTATGAGAGGAGAATTCGGAGTTGTTATTGCAGCTACGGGTATGGGAAAGTCTGTTGCGTTAGGTAATTTTGCGACGAATGCTTGGCTTAGAGGATATAATGTTTTAATAGTATCTTTAGAAATGACAAAGCATCAGATACAATTTAGAATAGATAGTAGAATTTCTAAAATAATGCATACGAAATTTAGAAAAGCTACTTTAGATGAAAAAGATTTGAAAATATGGGATATAAAAGTAAAGAGACTAAGAGAGAAAAGAAAGAATTTTTTAGAAGTTTTATGTTTATCTAGAGGATGTTGCGCTTTAGAAATAGAAGAAGAGTCTATGAAATTACAATCTAGAAAAAATGCACAGATAGATCTTATAATTGTCGATTATCTTAATCTTATGAGCTCGAACGAAAGTGGAAGAGATAAGAGAGACTGGAAGCAACAAGGAGAAATAGCATGGGATTTGAAAAATTTATCTATGGAATTTAACGGAATTGGGATACCTATATGGACTGCGAATCAAATAACAGATGAAGGATCTTCTGCAAAAAAATTAGAAACAAAACATCTTAAATACTCTAGAGTTATTTCAGAAGTTTCACCCGTTATCGTAGCATTACATCAATCAATAGATGATTCTCTTCAAGATATAATGAAATTATGGATATTGAAATGTAGAGATTTTGAAAAAATAAAAAGACCTATAATATTGCATCCTAAATTTAATATAATGATGCTAAATCAAGAGACAATCAATATAGCTAAAAATGAATTTATGAATAAATAAGCAGTTAACTTTTTGCTTCTTTTCGAGTATTATAACAATAAAGGAGAAAAAAAAGTATGGAAAAAATTGAAAATGTTATGAAAACAAAGAATGGAGAGACTGTTGCAATTTATCGCAATGGCAAGATCTATGTAAAAGCTAGAAAGTTTTTTAAAGTAAGAGAAACTTTAATTAATACTTTTAATTGTAGAAATTTCATACTTTGTAAATAATCCTTTTAAATTTTTTATGGAGGTTAAAATTATGAAAGAGTTAACTGCAAATGAAGTACTAAAGAAAATCAACTTTCCAGTAGAGCTTCAAGATGTGTTTCTTGCTGATGGGAGAAAGATCGACAATCATAAAACTGTTATTCGGAAAGATATCAATAAACCTTTAAGCATAGTGACTGACAGATACAATCTTTTAGACAATAAAAGATGTTTTTCAGTTCCGCTTGAAGTTATTACTTCTTCGAAGAATAACTATCTTATCAATCGTTACAGTCTCAATAAAGAAGGAGAGACAACTGTTGTTGATTGTCTTTCTAAAGATGATTACAAAATACCCGGAAATAAGAAAGATGAAGTTTACAAGAAAAGAGTTGTCTTTGTTAATTCTTACAATCGTAGATCATCTTTAAAAATGCTTTTTGGAGCTTGGAGACTTATATGCGAGAATGGAGCAGGTGTTTTTATGGAAAGCGTCGAGATGTTTAGAATCGTACATGCAGGAAACAGAGAGCCTAAGATCGTTAAAGATATGATAATGAAAAGCTTACTTAAATATGACGTTGTATTCAAGCAACATCTTGATGTTCTTTCAAATTTATCTAATGAAAGAGTTAACGAAAAAGAATTAGTAAGTATTTTTGAGAGAATGAAATTTGGAAAAAGAGTATCTAAAAATATTAGCGATATTCTTTCTACAGACTATTCGCTTACTCTCTTGGGAATTTATGGAGCTGTAACTCAGTATTTAAGAAATAGAGAGATATCGGCAGGTATAATATATCCCTCTATATTAGCTGATTCTTTGAAAATTCTAAATGTTCTTGTAAAATCAAAAAAGATCAGAAGATAAGTTAAAGGGAAGGCGCTTCTCAAAGCGCCTTTTTTTGTTTATGAAATTAAAAATAGGAGTAAAATTAGAAATTTTTTATAGGAAGCAAAAAGAGTTGGGTATATTAATGGGAGTAGGAGTATATAAAGATTTTAAAGTATTAATTAATAAATCGTTTTTGATTGAAATAAATAAAAAAGATATAATTAAAATGATTGATAAAAATGAATCTATTTAAAAATGTTAAATATGATATAAATATTTATGGTACCATGAATGCAAAGTTTCCAACAAAATGGATTGAAAATTTATATAAAAAAGTAAATGGAGATTTAAGAATTCATTTAAAAGATGTTTTAGACGATTCAAGAAGAATATCTATTTTTAAAAAAGATTTTGTTTATTTAAATAAATTTCAAGTTGATTGGATTATAGAATGTATCAAAGAATACAATAAGACAGGAATTTGGAGAGATTGTTCGAAAAGTTTATAAAAAAAAAAAAAATTTTTGTTTACTTTAAAATTTAAAAGGTTAGTATATTATTATGTATAATGGGAAAGAAAAATATAATGAAATAATTAGCGAAATTGATATCGAGAAAGAGCTTGCCGATAGAAATATAAGAGGTAAAATAACTTCTAATAATTTAATGATATTGTGTCCGTTTCATAATGAAAAAAATGCTTCATTTGGAATTTCTGTAGATGGTGATAAGAAGGGAGTATATCAGTGTTTTTCGTGTGGTGAATCTGGTAATTTTTTTCATTTAATAAGTTATTTGGATGATATAACTTTTGAGGAAGCAATAAGTTCTTACGAAAAAGACAGCATTAATGTTGCAGAGATTAAAAAATTGAAAGATTTGTTTGTAAATAAATTAAATAAAACTATGTTAAAGCAAAAAATGAAAATTATAAATTTAAGATTTTTAGAAAGATTCAAAAAACCTTATGGAAAGTTTTTAGATTATATTATAGAAGAGAGAAAATTAAATAAAAAAACAATAGAAAAATTTAATATATTATGTTGCGATACAAATTACGATGATTTAAAATGGAAAAACAGAGTAATAATCCCCTGGTACGACTTGAAAGGAAGATTAATAACAATAGATGCTAGAAAAATATACGAAAAAGATAAGATATATAAAATAAGAAAAATAAAAAATAGTGATTCAAATAAAGTTCTATTTGGCTTAAATTTTATAGAAAGAAATTCTACAATCATTATTGTAGAAGGTAGCTTTGATGCAATGTATCTTCAACAGAATAATATTTCAGCAGTTGCTTTGGGGACTTCAAGTATAAGTGATTATCAAATAAAATTGCTTTTAAAACATACAAATAATATTGTGTTATCTTTCGACGGAGATATTCCATATTATAGAGAAAGAAATATGACAAGTATAAAAAAATATAAAGACATTTTATCAAATTTATTTAATGTTGAGATAGTAAAACTTAAGAATAATAGAGATCCAAACGATTTGTCTTCAGAAGAAATAGATAAGATTTATTGTAATTTTAAAAGAAATTAAAATATATCAGGAGAAAATGGGATGATTGATTTCGATGATATAATAAATTCAATTAAAAAAAACGTAGAATATTATAGTTATTATGTTTCGAGGAATTCTAAAATAGAATATCACGACGCAAAACAAGAAATACTTTTAAGGTTATTTATTTCTAAAGATAAATATAATGAAAAATTAAGTTGCAAGAAAACATATTTTATAACTGTAGCGAAAAAAGAAGCTATGCATATTTTAAAAAATTCTAGAAATAATAAGAATAGTTTTTACAATGATACTATTTCATATAACGAATATACTTTTGATGAAAATAATAATAAAAGAGAAAAATTATATTTTATAAAAGAGACTAGAGAAATTTACGATTACGTTAATCGTGTAGAATTATCAGATATTTTCGATAGAATAGAGAATTTATTGGATAAAAATGCAAAAAAGATATTCGAATTAATGAGACAAAATAATTTTGATTTAGACGATATTGCAAAGTTTTTGAATACAACAAAACAAAATATATGTAATATCGTAAGAAGAAAAATAAGACCCATATTAAAAAAAATGTTAATAAAATAAATATATTGTATATAATTAATATATGAAAAGAATAAGTTTTGACGAGTTATGGATGACGATAGTGAAAGTTCTTGAAAATAGAAGTACTTGTTTGAGAAGAAAAGTGGGAGCTGTGTTAGTTAAAGATAATATTTTATTATCAACGGGGTGGAATGGGGCCCCAAGAGATATGAATCACTGTGAAATTTGTATACGAAATAGAGATAAAATACAATCGGGAACTAGATTTGAATATTGTCGAGGTGTACATTCAGAACAAAACGCGTTATTGCAGTGTATTTTGAAGCAAACAAATTGCGAAGGAGCAACATTATATTGCTCAACATCTCCTTGCGTGACGTGCGCAAAACTATTAATTCAAATGAAGATAAATAGCGTAATATTTTTAGAGATATACGATGACGATCTTGCTTTTGAGATGTTAGATGAAGCGGGGATAAAATATAGAATGTATTTGAGAGAAATTAATCTTTTGAGGTGATAGAGATGATTGAAACATTAATATTAATTTCGGGAGGACTTTTATTGATATGCGTTTTTCTTATATCAATAATAATACTCTTGAAAAAGAAAGAAAATGTATTAGCTTATGATTATGTAGATCTATTATTAAAACAAGGTAGAAAGAAACAAGATAACAACAATGAAATTAATCCCAACAATGAATGCTCTCATCTATATGAAGATATAGAAATACCAAAAGATTTGTCGAATCCTTTAAAAGAGATATGGGACAAGCAAACTCTTTTTCAAAGTAAATATGCGAACTTTAATGAGGAGATGAGTTTAAAAAATAGAATAAATTTTATAGATAAGAACTGGAGAAATCTTTGTATAGAGTATGGAGAGCTTATGCAAAGACTTCCTTATAAAGAATGGAAGAGATACAAAAATATAGATTTCAATTTGTCAAAAAAATATATGCTTGAAATTTTTTACGAATATGCAGACATGGCTCATTTTTTTGTTACAATAGGAATTTATTTGGGAATAGATTGGAAGACATTTTATAATTTATATATTACGAAAAATAAAGAAAATTTTAATAGACAAAAAAGAAAAGAATACAAAGGAGAATAGAAATTTGAACTATATTTTAGGATCTGGAATAACGAGTTTAATTTTAAAAGTATATTTAAAAAATTATAAAATAATCGGTAATAAATTAGGTGGGCAACTTTCAAGTTGCTTTCAGTTAGGGCCTAGAATATTAAAAAAAACTCAATATACAGAAGATTTTTTTAAAAGAATCAATTATTATCCAGAATTGAAGACATATAAAATAGGATATTATTATGCAGATAAAATACATTCTATGTGTGATATTGAAAATCGATGTAGATATTTCACTAAGACTAGAGGTACGTGTTTGCTTTTAAGCGAATCGTCTATGAATGATGGTTTGAATGTTATGAATGGATATGATTTAGATGACTTGATGTTGATAAAAATAATAGAATCTATAGATAAAAAAGATTTGATTGAAGAAAATATTATATCGATAGATATTAAGAAATCTAGAATATTTACTTATAATAACATATATAAATATAACAAAATTATAAATACTATTCCTGTTGAAGATTTAGTATCTTTGTTGAATATATTCTATAGATTAGAAGTGAATTACATATCTGTTATTTTTTTACTTTTAGATAAAAAATATTTTAATATAGATTTAAAAGATTTCGATTTTGTTTATTTTACTGATTATAAGTATGCGTTTCATAGAGTAACTAATTTGAATAGATTCTTATGTATAGAAGTAAGGAAAGATAGAATTTCTGAAATAGATGAAAAAATATTAAAAAAATCTAAAAAGTTTCTTTTTAAAAGAGGGATATTAGTTGACGATAAGAATTATGATAATATAGAAGATATAGAATGTATTGGAAGATACGCTCAAGTTAGTCACAAAATAAGATCTCATAATGTTATACAAAAAGCGTTGGAGATGTCTAATGAATAAACTTTGGAAAATTCAAAAAGAATTCAACGATAAGTTCTTTAAAGATATAAATAAAGATATAAGTTCGTTAACAACAGAAGAAAAAATAAAAGAAACAAAAGAATTTATATTGCATTTATCAAGAGAGATATATGAAATATTAGATCTTATTCCTTTTAAGATGCATAGAAGATATAATAAATTTGAAATTTTAAAATCAGAAATAACTGAAAGTTTAATTGATGCTCAGAAATTTTTATTGGGTTTGTTTCAAATATGGAATGTAAATTATAAAGAATTTGAAGAAGTTTTTATAAGAAAATCTTTTGTAGTTTCACAAAGATACGAACAAGAGAAAAAAATTAAAGAAATATTTAATTACGAAAAAATATGTATTTTAGATATAGATGGAGTATTATCTGATTATCCGAAGTGTTTTATCAAATATATTAATAATAAAATTCATTCGTATTTTGATTCATTGAGTGAAGTAGAAGAAAAATTAAAATTAGAGACATTGTATTCTTTGAAAGATGATTACAGAAAATCAGGATATAAAAGAAATATAAAAGTAAAAGATGGCGCTGTAAGTTTTGTTAATAAGTTAAAAAAAAATGTGTATAATATAATATTATTGACAGCAAGACCTTACCATAAATATAGTAGAATATATCACGACACGATTTATTGGTTGAAGAAAAATAAAATAAAATATGATTTTATATTGTGGGATAGAAAAAAAGATTTAAGCATTTTAAATAATTTCGATTTGAAAAATATAAAGTTTGTTATAGAAGACAATTTGAATAAAGCTAATAAGATATCTAAATTGGGCGTTAAAGTGTATTTATTTAATAGTTCTCAAGATTTAGGAAAAATATACAAAAATGTAATTTTGATAGATAATTTTGATGAGGTAAAAATATGATAGAGAAAATGGGGATTGAAAAATATTGTAGATGTTTTTTTAAACATAACGGAGTCGTTATTGTAGACAATAAGAAAACGATTGAAATAGAAGGACATTTAATTAATAATTTAGATAATAAGGAGTTAAAAAGAAAGTTAAACAGCGTCGAAGCAGAGCCATATTTACATACGTACAGAGAATATAAACAACAAATAGTAGAAGAGCTTAAACGAGATATTAATTCAAGAAGAGTTGTATTAAGTTTTTATAATAAAGAGGGGATTTCAGAAAATCTTAATTGTATGATATGCGCTCAATTATTATTTAGAAATGAAAAATTAAATATTCATGTTTTTTCAAGAAGCTCTGATGTCTATAAATTAAAAGATGATTTAATAACGATGAAATTTATATTGGATGATATCTCAAAACAAATAAAAGTAGATTCTGGAATAATTTGTTTCTACGCAGGGAGTTTTCATGAGTACGTTTGATATAATAATAGTAGAGGGAGCAGACAAAGTTGGGAAGACTACTTTTAAAAAAGAACTAGAAAGAATAACGAATTATAAGTATATTTTCATAGATAGAATGTATTCTTCTGCAGTCGTGTATGAGAAGCTTAAAAAAAGAGGGAATGATATAGAAGCGTATCGAGAAGATTTTAAGAGATTATGTGAACACTTTGATGTTCTATTGATATTTCTTTTTCCAAGAGATATTGGAGATATAGAGAGAAAAATAAAAGAATTAGGAGACGATATTGTAGATGTTAATGAAGTTCTTAATCTGTATATATTATATAGGAATGAATTTAGAAGTATAAAAATGGATAAAGTAAAAAAAGATCTTCCTATAGCGGGTTTAGTAAGTTATATAGTTGATGTTGATGGTAATACTATTGAATTAGCAAGAAAAGCTAAAGAGGATTTCAATTTATGAGTATGTTGAAAAGCGATGTAGTTTCTAAATTTCAAGAGGAAAAGGAAAAAGAATTATCTATAGATGACATTTACGATCTTGTAGAAAAATGCGAAAAGTGTGAGTTAAAAAAATTAAGTGTTAATCGCGAAGTTGTAAGAAGTAATGGAAGATTAAATGCTCCTATTATGATAATAGCTCAAAATCCATCAGAAAGTAGAAAGGGAAATAGATGCTTTGGAGAAGACGATAGTGTTAATAGTAAATATATTCAAGCGATGCTTGAAAAACATAAATTTAATTTAAATGATGTATATATAACTAATTTAGTTAAATGCTCTACTAAAAATAATTTGAGGCCGAATGAAAATATAACAAAAATATGTTCTGAGTATATTAAGGAAGAAATAAATGTTGTTAATCCAAAATTAATTATATGTGCGGGTAGATTTTCTTCTGACTATTTTGGATTATCTTTTTACGAAATAAAGAGAAGTAAAAATAGAATATTCTTTTCGATATATCATCCCTCGTATATCTCTTATGGAAAGTGCAGTAAAGAAGAATATATAAATCAATTAAATCCAATAAAAGATACGCTTAAGAAAATAAGAAATAGAATGTTTGTTCATTTGCATTGCCATGATGAATATTCGATAAGAGATGCTATAGGCAAAATAGAGGATTATGTAGAATTAGCAAAAGAAAGAAATCTTCCTGCTATTTGTATCACAAATCATGGGAATATTGGCGGGTTTATAAGACAATATTTAGCGTGTAAACAGATGAAAATAAAGCCGATTTTCGGATGTGAACTTTATGTTAATAATTATAGAAAAGTTGAAAATAAAAAAGATCTTCCCGTAGAAAAAAGAAAAAATAATCATTTGATCGTATTAGCTAAGAATATAGAAGGGTTTAAGAATATAGTAAAAATTACTTCTGATGCTTGGATAAATGGATTTTACTACAGGCCAAGAACAGATTTCAAATTTTTAGAATCTTGTTCTAAAGGAATAATTGCGACAAGCGGATGTCTTGCGGGTAAGTTAAATAAATTTTTATTAGAAGATAAATGGGATAAAGCAAGAAATTTTGTAGAAAAATATAAACAAATATTTGAAGAATTCTATATAGAATTAATAATGATAGATTTTGATTTAAATATTGAAATAAACGAGAAATTAGTAAAGCTTGCTAAAGAAACTGATACAAAGCTTATTATAACAGGTGATGTTCATTATTTGAAAAAAGAATATTCTAAAATTCATAATATTATGTTATTGATAAGAGATAATTACACATTAAAAGATTTAGAAGATGAGAAGAAAAAAGATAAGATATTTC